CGACACTTGCCGAACTCGCAAAATTGACCGGCTGGCAGAATCACTCGATCCGCGGATTCCTCTCCGGTACCGTGGCCAAGAAGATGGGACTCACGGTGGCATCCACGAAGCGCGAGGACGGCGCGCGCGTGTATTCGATCAAAGACTAGCATCCGCCTCCGGCTTTTCTGCCCGCCCGGCTTCCGCCGCGGCGGGCAGTTTCAATTTCAAGGCCGTCTCATGCTCGACCAGGCGCAACTCTGCGCACCAATCCGATAACGCCAAGCACAGCCCCTGTAGGTCTGGGTGTCCAGAAATGATCAGAGCCTCGATCGCGGCAATCTCGCAACGGCAGCGTGAGATTTCCACGTCAGATCACCAGAAGACCGCGCTTGCTATAGATGCTCATCTGCCGTGGCTTCTTTACGATTGCACGCGCGAGCGCGTTCACAGTCGCCGCAATCCCGTCGATGCGAGACGAGTTTTTCGACCGCTCCGGCTTACAGAACATCAAATTGTCGTTCTGTTCTTTCGCGGCCACGCAGCTCGCGTTCCAGCGCAGCACCGGATGCCCACCATGGCGGAGCTTGCTGGATGCGATCAGCTCCAGCAATTTCTTGGACGGCTCCGACAGCGTTGCGACGCCCTGCCGGATCTCCACGCACGCGTGACCCTTCTCAATCAAGGGCACCGAGATCTGACGCGAGTTCCAAGGATCGAAACCGATCTCCTCCAAATCAAATATCCCCGATGCCCATTCCAGCCGTGCCGCGATGTCGCGGTAATCGATGACGTCGCCCGACGAAAGTTCAATGAAACCCTGCTCTGCCCAGCGCTGGTACGGCATGCCATCGCGCCGCTCACGCTGGCGCACAGCCTGCTCGGGCATCCAGAAAAACGGCAGCACGTCGAAGCCGCCATCGTCGCAGGGGAACACCAGCGAGACCGCAGACAGGTCCGTAGTCATCGACAAGTCCACCCCAGCCCAACAGCGCCGCTTGCGGAACCGCGCCATCAAGGCGTCGGACACCGGGCGCACGTTGTCTCCAGGAGGTTTCGCGAGTAGCCCCTCGGCCCGCCAGTCACCAGCGGAAGCATCCCACTTCGCCATGTCGATGGCGCGGCTTTCCTTCTGATCCCACATGTTCAGGTAGTACCGCTTGAAGGACGTGAGATCGCCTTCGGCCTCGTGTGATACATACTTCTCCCGGATCTTCTCGATATCGAGAAAGCCGCCGTTTTGTTTGAGTGAAGGATTGGCCTTGATCCAGGTCACCGGATCAGAGGGATCATCTTCCTTGTCGGCACCGTAAATACGACCGTAAAACTTGACGTCCGCTACAATTCCGGCCTCGATTTTGCGTGCCTTCTCGTGCAGCCGCCAGGCCAGCGGAGATTCATTCTGAACGCCAGCCGTAGTGATCGCAATCGTAAGCGTCTGGCGTCGCGTGATGCCACCGTTCGAGAGCACATCCCAGTTGTCCAGTTGCTTCCGGGTCTTCCAGCGATGTATCTCGTCGGCGATGACGACCGCCGGGTTCACTCCATCCCCGAAATCTCCATCGGCTGCGACCGCTGCGTAAAACGATTCCGGATCTGAGCGCTTGATGATTCGATGCGTGCCACGGAGCACGCGGAGTCGCTTGGTCAGGATCGGGGACTGGTCGACCATTTTGCAGGCGGCGCGGAACACATTCAGGGCCTGGCGTGTGGCGGCCGCCGCGCCGTAAACCTGGCAGCCAGGCGTGTTGGTGGTCAGTAGCACGAACAGCGCGAGCCCCGCAGCCATCTCCGACTTTCCAGCTTTTTTCGGAACTTCTAAGTACGCCATCTCAATAACGCGATTCCCGGCTTCGTCTAGCTGTCCGAATATGGCGCTGAGAGCCTCCTCCTGCCATGGAACGAGCAGGAACGGCCTTCCGAACCATTCGTCCGCCGTATGCCTTAAAACGTGCTCAAAGAAGTTGCACGCCGCATCCGCGTAAGCTTGCGAGAACGCCACACCTAATCTCCGGCTGCTAACTTGTGCTCGGGATCACTCACTGGATCACCTCCGTTGATTCTTTCCGGTCACGTGGTTGTGAGAGGATTTCGAGAAGCTCGTCGTCTGCGTCCGCCGGCGTCTCGGTCGCGAGCCTGGTGCGAGACACCGGCGAAAGCCCAAACTCGGAGCAAAACGCTTTCAACAGCATCCAGGCCGCGTTCATCTGAGCCACAGCCGGATGAGGTTTCAGGTTCGCCACCACCAGTTTGTTTGTGGTTGGGTCCACAATACGTTTCGCGATGAGCCGACCCTGCTTCTGAATCGTCTCGTAAGACTCGACCGCCGCTTCGTAGGCCACACAGGCGCCTTCGAGCATCTGGGCGTCGGGACGGCAATCAAGATTCATCCGCTCCAGCTCCTCGCTCCAAAACTTCCATGCTTTGCGAGCGCGACCTTTCAGGTGAGCTGGACATTTTGGCAACCCGCGGGAACCTTTCGCTTCCGCCTTGAGCTTTTCTTCAAGGCGGTGGACGCCAAGCTTGCGCGGGTCACCCTCGGAGATCTGAAGCGACGTTGGTTTTGGTTTACGGCCTCTCACGATTCACTTCTTTCAACCCAGTTCTCAGTAGTGCCATCCTGCAAATTCCCTTTGGAATTTCGCGGATTATCACACGAAGCTGCTCCTTGGTCACGGAAGGCGGAGGATGCCAAAGAAACGAGGTACCACCGGTCGCGGCCCGGCTACACGCGCTGCAGACGCGAACCACCGAACAGGATGTGCTCAAACTCGTCCCTCGGTTCCGGTTGCGGTGGGCTGGCGTAGATTCGCGACCGCGCCGCCGGCGTCAGTCCGAATTCCCGCGACAGTTTGTTGATCGTTTCGATGCAGGTATTCACCACCGCGAGTAACGGACTCTGCATCACGTAGCCGCTCGGCGCCTTGTACAGAATCCCCATTTCGTTCAGCTTCTCCTGGGCGCGCACCATGGTCGAATACGATTGGCAGAGATTCCCGAGCGCGATGCCGTCCGCTTCGGTCAGCACGCGCATCTGCATGAGGATCGGTACCAAGCGGCGCCACTCTTTCCTAGCGCGCTCATCCAGATGCGTTGGACACCTTGGCACAACTGCGCGCGGTTGAGGTTCTGCGTGGTTAATGGACCGCTTCCCAGGGCAGCCCTGCGCAAGCTCAAGGGCAGTTGGCTTGGGTGTTCGGCCACGGTATCCCATCTATTCACCTCCTTCTTGCGTCCGTGCGGGTGCAGACCCGCATCGTTCCGAGAGAAGCTCATCGAACATCCGGCCGCCGCGATCGAGCACGGCCTTCTTGCCACTCAATGTTTGCCAGCGTCCAATGACTACATCCACGTATTTCGGATCGAGCTCCAGTCCGTAACACACGCGCTGCGTCAGTTCGGCAGCAGCCAACGTGGTTCCACTCCCGAGAAATGGTTCATAAACTAGCTCACCTCGCCGGAGGTGGTTCAGAATCGGGCGGCGCATCAGCTCAACTGGTTTCTGAGTGGGGTGATCGAACTTCTCTTCGTCCGAGCTGCCCATGATGAACTTCGGCGACGGCGACGACCAGATCGTGGAGTTTTCGCCGGCCTTCCCGAACCACGGAGCGTTCTTCTTGCGTACGTACCAGCACGGCTCGTGCTGGAACCAGTAATGGGTCCGCGTGAGCACCGTTCGGCCCTTGTCCCAAATTATTTGTTGGTGGTGGACGAAGCCAATCCGGAGGAGTCCATCCAGCACTTCTCGCGTGAACTTGGAGGCATGCCATACGTACGCAACCTCGAGGCTGGGTACAAGTGCGAATGCATCGGACCAGTCCGCACGAGTATCGCCGGAAATGGCCGTCTCCGTGTGCCCCGTGGTGCGCTTCTTCATGTAGCTTGGCTCCGCCGGCCCGTGGCCGTTGAGGCCTGCGCGATCACGCCATTCGGTGTCCAGCTCGATGCCGTAGGGCGGATCGGTTACCATCAGGCGCGGGTGGCGATCTCCGAACAGCCGCGCAACGGCTTCTGTATTAGTTGCATCGCCGCACAGCACACGGTGCGGTCCGAGAAGCCACAAATCACCGAGACGGCTTACCGGCGCATCAGGAAGAGGCGGTGCGGCGTTCGCTTTTTCGTCGTCATCGAGTGCAAGAAGATCATCGATCTCTCGGGCATCGAATCCCGTAAGGCTTAGATCGAAATCCGACGCCTGGATGTCCTTCAACTCCAGGGAGAGCAACTCCTCGTCCCAGTCCGCCCAGGTGACGGAGCGGTTGACCATCAATCTGAACGCCTTCACCTGCGCCGGCGTCCATTCATCGCACACGGTCACCGGAACTTCGGTGATGCCGAGCTTCTTCGCGGCCTTGAGCCGCAGATGACCGTCGACCACTTCCCCGTTGCTGCGGGCGAGTACTGGGATCTTGAAACCGAATTCGCGAATCGACGACGCCATTCGGTCAACGGCAGCGTCGTTCTTTCTCGGGTTACGGATATAAGGCACCAGTCGGTCGACTGACCAAATCTGAACCTCAATTTGTTGCACTGTTCCTCCTCCTA